GTGTTGCTGTTTAAGAATACCACATCATTCTGTCTAACGCTTTGTAACATTTCATCAGCTTCTGGTTTGCTGTAGCTTTCGCCTTTGTTAGCTTTAAGTGTTAATAGTTGATGTATTTCTTCTCTGCTATAAGTTTCTGTTTTATTATAAACATCTATAACATTTGCTTTCTCTGAAAGCTTATCAATTGTTTCTGATTCTGTAAAAGCATCAGTCTTGAAGTAAGTAAATAAACCTGTGTCATTATTATAATTTAATTGACCACCCTTAACAGCTTGTGGAGTGTTGATAACTCTAAAGCTATCTAAATCTGTACCAACACCTGCGTTACCAATGTTATGCCAATCACCATCATCACCATAGGCTAACTTATCACCATACTTTGCTTCTTTTACAGGAAGCCAATCGCTAGTTAAATCATATAATTCATTAGGGTTTGCTTCACCACCTTTGTTTACATAAATATGACCTGCTGATGGAGTCTCTGTTGGAGCATCCTTTGTCATATCTACTGCACCCTTAAAGATTAACTCACCCTCAACAATGACATTGACTGATTTAGATTGCCATTCAACAACACCATCAGTAACTACGGCAGTTAATACTTCATCTGTTTTAGCAAGGGGAACAGATACATCAAGAATATCATCTAACATTTTAACTTCTGTTAGGTACTTATTACCATCTACACCATTTCTGTGGTCACCCCAATAGTAAGCTGCATCCCAATTAGAGATTTTATTTATTGTTACTGTTGATGCCCATACAGAATTGTTATAGTCTCCATAGCCAAATGCAATAGCAGACTGCTCTGTTAAATAGTTTTGGTTTGCATGATTGCCCCAACCAAACGCTAAATCCCAGTTACTTATTTTAGCTTCTGTTGCAGGGTCAGACCATATGGAATTATTGTAATCACCATAGCCAAGTGCTGTAGCACTTTGTAATGTAAGATAACCCATTGTGTTGTGGTCTTGCCAATCCCAAGCTTCATTCCATTTAGATATATCATTATCATTAATGCCATATGCAGGACTAGCTTGGAATATAGGGTCAATTTCAGATGATGATAGCTCATGCCAGTCACCAGTATCATCTAATACAATTAAAGCATCTACTGGAATAACTTTATTTGCATCTAAACCTTTCCAATCTGCGTTTGGTTTGCCTTCTACCATGTTGACAAAAGCATCACCAGTCACTGTATCATTAAATGGTATAGGACTTGTAATATCCGCAGGACCTCTAAATTTCCACGGAGAACCTAGCTGAAGTACATCTGCTAGTGTTGCTAGTGTGTCATTTTGTGAAGGTAAGGTAAGTGCCCATGTTCCTTGCTTATCCCCTGCTTCAATTCTGTAGTAGTTGTTATTATTGCCTGATAAATTTAAACTTGCCATTTTATTGTCCTCTTAATTGATTGTTCATTTGTTTGATAATTGTATCCATCTTTGATAATCTCTTTTCTAGGTATGACATTTTCTGTTTTAGTTGCAATGCAACTTCACCACCGCCACTACCACCTCCGCCTAGAATTGTCCATTCACTTCCTTCTGGAATTGTGATATCCCCTCTTTGAAGTATAGGTCCTGCTGTCATGCCGTTATAACCAACAGGCATTACATAGTCATTTATAATTTCCTGTTTGTTTAGATATATACAATCATCTGCAACCAAATAAGCATTGCCTAGCTCACTCCAACCTTTATCTATCCTTGCGTATTTCTTACCATCCTCTGGTGCTTCTTCTACCAGTCCATCTAATTGTGTACCATCACCTACATAAGTTCTTGCAGACACTTGACCACTGCTGTCTACAGACATCTTGGATGCACCATACTGTGCTAATACAATCTCTGCATCTAATCCTTGTGTTGTCCAATTATTACCCTGACCTATTGTGTTTGACTGTAAGTTATTAACAGTTACAGTGCCAGAGCTATCTACTTTGATTTGGTCATGATTCTCTAAACCATTTTCTTTCAGGTCAATCATCACACCTGTTAGCTTACTACCATCACCACTGTATGAGTTTGCAGTGACATCACCTTTATTTGTTACAGTAATTTTATCGTGGTTTTCTAATCCTAAAGTCTCTAGTGTAGGCAAGTTATCTAATGTACTTGCATCACCAAAATAGGCTTTGGCTGTCATTGAACCATCTATGAGTAGATTTCCATAGATATCTTTTACTACAGCAACATCAGCAGGGTAAGTCAAGAATACATCTGAATCACCTGATAATGAAAGCTTGTTTCCAAAGTCGCTAGAGTCTAATACATTTCTTGTGAGTCCTGTATCAGATTTAGTACCATAACCCACTTCCCATTCATTGCTTTGGGTTAAACAGTAATAAGTATCATCACCATTAGGTACTTTTTCCCAACCTTGAAAGCCTGTTCTAGTTTCACCAAAGACAATGTTAGTTTTGCCAAAGCTAGTACAAGCTGTTTTTACTCTATCTTTTAATGTAACAGCCATTGTTTTGTCCTATGATAAGGTTAGTTTTAGATTACCAACAGTAATTTGGAATTGGTCGCCAATCTCAATATTTTTTGGAACATCTAATGGTGTGAAATAAAGCATATTTCCACCTGTCTCTGAATCATGAATAGTTAGGTGTGTAATTAAACCCCACTCTGTTGTTGCTGTGTTCCATTGCATTAGGTTTTCATTTGTAGATACACCATCAAAAGGCATACTTAATTTAAGTTCTTCCCTAGAATATGTACCTCCAGAGCCTGATACCTCAAGACCTGTGTCGTCTTTTGTTGGGTCTGTTGTGTATAAAGCAACCCAAACTCTGACAGGTGGTGCATAAGGAACACCTCTAGTGGTAGCGTTAATTGTAGCGTTAGCTAAATAATTTGAAAAGTCCATTGTTTTTCCTCTATATTAGTTGAACTGCTAATGGCTGTGCAGGATATTCTGATTCCTCATTAGACTTGGTTAAAGAAGCTAAACCTCTGTCATACAGAAGTTGCCATGTTGCGAGTCTTGCATCATCCATAAGGTAAGGAGCAGCTTCAGCGAGTGCAGCGTATAATAATAAATCTGGACAATAAATTAAATACTCGTTACTTGGATTTGTGTCTGACATTAAAGTTGGCTTTTTATAATAAGTCATTTCAACTTCGTAGTCTGAATCTGGTGTTGGTGCGTAAGTAAAGTTCTGTGATACCTGTGTATAGAACTTTGGTTTACCTATTGTGTTGACTAACCCATTACGAAAGAAAGATGATGTTGATTGAAACCCTAGATTAGTAATTGGTTGGGTATTCAAATGTTGGTCTTTCATTTCAAGAAAGTCACTAGGTGCAGGAACTTCTTTTTTCCTTGCTACCATTGTGTATGTAGAATTTTGTAGTGTCTGTCTTAACCTTAAATCTCTGTTTAATCTAATCTCTGCCATTTCTATGAATGTAGGTATTTTATCATTCAGGTCTTGCCTTGCTAGATAATTAGCTACCTGTGTTTTCAAGTCACTATAAGATTTAAAGACTGCCATTATATTCTGCCTTGTTTTGTTCTGAAGAATCTGTTGTCAGGATGATTTAAGAATTCTTTAAACTTCTTTACATCCAGAACATGAAATCCTCTCATAATTTTTTGTTTGTTTAGTTCATCTACTACGACCATAGGAAGACTTGCTATCTTGTTGTCAAATACATCTTCGCCCCAAGTGCTAGTAGAGTTGTTGTATTCTAGTTTATTACGCTCAACAATATCAGTGACATCTTGTGCTGTTTCAATAACAATGCCATCACCTACATCATGTACTTTATGTTTTTTCATAGTTGTCCTGTAAGGGTAATGCCCCCGAAGGGGCAATAACCATATTACTTATCTAAATCAGCAATAATTGCGTGTGCTGCTTCGTTCTTAACTTGTAGTGTGTATTCTACTAAAAGTTGAGTTTTTTCACTGTCACCAGTTCTAGCCAATTCATTAGTTTGGAATGGTCGTAGATATGCTACAGAAGCATATTCTGGGTCTAGTACAAATGCTACATCACCTGAAGCAGCTGCATCTGTCATTAGTCTGTTAGGAACAACAGAAACTGTACCGAAGTCTGATAGATAGACATCAGCAGCACCAATGATAGTAGTTGCTTTATCAGCAGGAGCTTGATAACGCTGTCCTGCAATACCTGTGAATGTAGAAGCTACTTGTTTGCAATGTGGAGTAACCATAAGAATAGTTGGGTCACCACCTGCTTCGTATGCCTTACGAACTGCATCTTTAAGCATATCTTCTGTAAATGCAGCAGGAGTACCTTCAATACGAGCATCAGTACCACCTTTACCTGCTGTGCCTGTACCAACATAGTTAGTTTCTAGCCATGTTTGTAAGCCACCAAGATTTCTAGCTGTAGCTGAATCACCTGCATCAGCAGGGTTGTTAGATAGGAGAGTTTTCTCCATGTCTCGTTTTAGTTCAGCAGAAACTTTTGCAAGTTGGTATGCTTTTTCAGACTTCTTACCTGCTTTGTCCACAATCTCTTGTGTACCTGCAATTTGGATAGTCTTTTGTGAGATTTGAGTTCTGTTACCCACACGAGTTGTTGGGTTCAAAGTCATAGCAGTA